TGATGTCCTAGCTCGTCACAAAGATAGATACTCATGCGAGATATCTACTACATTAAATCTAGGTGGTGACCCATGGCCCATTTATCTTGATCCAACAGGTAAAACTGGTCAAGCTGGTGTTAAAGTGGACCTTGAACCAGGAGACATGTTAATCTATTCTGGTTGTGATTTAGAACATTGGAGAGAAGAATTTAAAGGCAAGAACTGTGGACAAGTATTTTTACATTACAATAAAGCTAGTTCTAAAACAGCTAAAGAAAACTACTTAGACAAACGACCTTTACTAGGCGCACCTGCTTGGTTCAAAGGCGTGAAGTTGACAAAATCTAAAAAATAGTCTATACACTAGGCTTGCAGGGGGATGATCCACCACAGATTCCCTCTGCTTTTAATCTGTTGCTCTCAATAGAAATGTGATATAACCTACATAAACGGATTAATTTATGTTACAAAAAATAGGCTTTCAACCAGGATTTAATAAACAAATTACAGAAACTACAGCCGAAGGACAATGGGTTGGTGGAGATAATGTACGTTTTAGATACGGTACACCTGAAAAGATAGGTGGTTGGTCACAATTAGGTGAGTCTAAACTTACAGGAGCTGCAAGAGCTTTACATCATTTAGTTAATAAATCTGGTAACAAGTTTGCAATCATAGGTACAAACAGAATTTTATACGCTTACACAGGTGGTGTATTTTATGACATTCACCCTATTAAAACTACAACAACACTTACAAATGCATTTAGTACAACGAATGGTTCAGCAACGGTTACCTTAACATTCAGCACGGACCACAATATAGCAGTCAATGATATTTTACTTTTAGATAATTTTACAGCTATTACAAATTCAAATTATTCAGCATCAGACTTTGATGATAAAAAATTTATGGTGACATCTGTTCCAACAGGAACAACTTTAACTATTACAATGCCATCAGCAGAGACAGGATCAGGTGCAACTTTATCGGGTGGTATCAGAGTTCAACATTACTATCCAGTAGGACCTGCAGAACAATTACCTGGCTTTGGTTGGGGATTAGCTGCTTATGGTGGAACTGTAACAGGTGAAGCAACAACTACTTTAAATGGTGGTATAAATGCTGTCACAACAACTATTGTATTAACAGACGCATCTTTGTTTCCAACTTCAGGTACAAACTTTATTCAAATAGGTTCAGAAGAAATTTCATATACAGGTATATCTAGTAATACTTTAACCGGTGTTACAAGAGGGGTTAGAAATACAACAGCAGCAACTCATTCAAATGGAGCAACTATATTAAATAGTTCAGATTATATTGCTTGGGGTGAAGCAGCATCTGGTGATTTAGTTATTGATCCAGGTTTATGGTCTATTGATAATTTTGGTGATAAAGTGATTGCATTAATTCATAATGCACAAGTATTTGAATGGGACTCTAATGCAACAAACGCTGTAACCAATAGAGCAACTATTATTGCAGGTGCACCAACAGCATCACGTGATATGTTAGTATCAACACCTGATAGACACTTAGTATTCTTTGGAACAGAATTAACTATTGGTGATCCAACTACACAAGATGAAATGTTTATTAGATTTTCAAATCAAGAAGATATTAACACTTATCAACCAACAGCAGTTAATACAGCAGGTACACAAAGACTTGCAGATGGATCTAAAATTGTAGGTGCAGTTAGAGGTAGAGATGCAATTTATGTTTGGACAGATACATCTTTATTTACTATGAGATTTATTGGTCAACCATTTACATTTGGTTTCCAACAAGTAGGGACGAACTGTGGATTGATTGGACAGAACGCTGCATTAGAAGTTGATGGAGCCGCATATTGGTTTTCAGAAAATGGTTTCTTTAAATACTCTGGTAATCTTGAGACTATGATTTGTTTAGTAGAAGATTTTGTCTACGATGATTTAAATACAACAGCTAATCAGTTAATTAATGTTGGACTAAATAATTTGTTTGGTGAGATTACTTGGTTCTATTGTACAGAAAGTTCAACTGTAATTAACAGGTGTGTAACATATAACTACATGGACTCAACACCACAAAGACCAGTATGGACAACAGGAACTTTAGCAAGAGGCGCATGGCAAGATTCTTCTGTATTTGGTTTACCACATGCAACATATTTTAATGCAGATGACAATGCATCATTTGATGTAGTTGGTAATACTGAAGGAAGCACTGTATATTTTGAACACGAAAAAGGAACGGATGAAGCATTAGCAAGTGGTGTAAATGCAATTACTTCTAACATTGAATCAGGAGACTTTGATATTACAGCACAAAGATCTGGACAAGGTCAACAAACAGGTGTTGCAACATTCCAAGGAGACGGTGAATTTATTATGAAGATTAGAAGATTTATTCCTGACTTTTTATCTCAAACAGGAAATACACAAGTAACTTTACAACTTAGAAACTATCCAAATAGCTCACAAGCAAGCTCACCACTTGGACCCTTTACAATTACCAGTTCTACTGATAAAGTAGATACACGTGCAAGAGCAAGAGCCATGTCTTTGAAGATAGCTAATACAGCGGCTAATCAAAGCTGGAAGCTTGGTACGTTTAGATTAGACACGCAACCAGACGGAAGAAGATAATGGCTACATTAGCACAATTAGCACAAGCATATTTAAATCAAGGATTACCTAGTATATCTGGTATATTCCAACCTAGAGCTAACACACCAGTTGAAGAACCAGTTGAAGAAACTATACCTGGTATTACTCCACAACTATTACAACCAATGGGTGGCGGTGGCGGAGGATTTAATCCATACAATATAAATCCAAACGATCCTAATGTAAGAACTTCTAGAAATTATAGTCCTTATTCAGACAGACGACTTATAGAAAGATCATTTTATAATTCAGATACAGCAGCTCAAAAAATGATGGATAACTATCCAGATTATTATCAAGGGCCTAAACCTACAGGAATTGCGAAAGCCTTAGGTACAGCAGTAAACTTCATACCTGGTATTGGAGGCTTAAAAAGAGGAGCTGAATTTTTAAGTGGTATTATGCCTGTAAATAAAAGAGCTAATTTAGAAAATCAATTATTAGGTAGTGGTATTATGTTAGATGACATAGGTAGAATTGTAACAGATAATTACAATACACCACAAGGAATTATGGCTGGATACAATGCTGCTAAACTCAATGATAAATCTTTTGATAAAAGAACTAGCAACATAAGTAAATCCTTAAAAGAAAAAGGATTATCTCAAACACAGATAGATGCAGTAATTTCTGAAATAGAGAAAACAGGAGAATATACAGGAGACATAACAGATGAAATGTTAGGTGTAAATAATTTATTTAGTAATTTAGTAAATGTTAATAAAGCTAAATTTAATTTTGCAACTGCAAAGCAGAAAGCAAACTTAATTAATGAATTAAAAGAAATATCAAAACTTCCTAAAGACATACAACAATACACTCAACCAACAAGAACTAGAGAACAAGCTATTGAAAGAGACAATAGAGGAGATTCAAGACCAGGAGGAGGAGGAGGATTTTCTGATGTTGGAGCTGGAAGTAGTAGTAGGGGAGCAGGAAAAGGTGGTGGATATGATGCAGGTAACTTCTGTTTTGATCCAAGCACTCCTATTCAAATGGCAGATGGTTCTGAAAAGAAAATTAAAGAGATACAACTTGGTGATGACACTAAAGGTGGAGAAGTTACAGGTGTATTCCAATTTAAAGCATCTGATGAAATTCACGATTACAAAGGTGTTACTGTTGCAGGTAGTCACTACGTTAAAGAAGATGGTAGATTTATTATGGTCAAAGATAGTCCACTATCTGTTAAGATTGATAAAATACCTGTTGTTTACTCATTAGATACATCTGGTCGAAGAATATTTATTAACGACATTGAGTTTGCTGATTACAATGGTGATGGTATCGCTAAAGGATTCTTAGCAAATGCAGGTGTGGATATAACTGGTTTTGATAAAGAAGTATTGAGACAAGTAGAAAACAGACTAATATAATGGCAAAAGTAACCGTAGTATTTACTAGACCCAGTAAAGAATATAAACAACAAGATGCTGATTCTTTAATTAGAGATTTAGACGGATTGATTGAGAAACTAAACTCTACATTTCAACAAGAGTTAAGAGATGAGTCACAAAGATTTACTTGGTATATGAGTAATGGAGATGGAGCATAATGGCTAATAGATATAAAAATGCACAGTTTGATTTAACTACAACGGATGCTACAGATATTTATACTGTACCATCTGAGTCCAGAGCAATTGTTCAAAATATACACATGGCAAATATAGGTGCAGGTAACGTTGTAGTTCATGCACATATTTATGATAGTTCTGCAACTAAACAATTTACATTTGCAAAACATACTATTGCTGCAAATGAATCACAGTCTATGGCTGATGGTACAGTTATATTAGAAGAAAATGATGTATTAAGAGTACAAGCTGCTAGCGCTGATGATATAGAAGGCACAGCATCAATATTAGAATTTGATAGAACATAGGAGAAAAATGCAAATAATAAAACCAGAGAAGATAATAGAAAAAATAACTAACCTTAAAACAGGTGAAGAATACAAAGACGATAACGAATGGAAATCAAAAGGAATAGCAGAAGAAGATATTAGAAGAGATATAAAACTTATTATGCCAAGCCTTGATATTTTCGGAAAAACTAAGTAAACTAATAAAACTATGCCAATTTCAAGAATGCAAATGCCCAGACAATTAAGAAGAGGTGGCGGAATAATGAACGTCGTACCTAGACAAGGAGCACTATTAGGTGGCCTTAAAAAGGCTGTTAAAGGTGTTGCTAAGGGTATTGGTAGCGCTCTTAAATCAGATGTTGGAAAACTAGCTTTATTGGCAGGAGGAGCTTATTTTGCTCCTACTCTTTTTGGTAAAGCAGCAGGTTTTGGTAACTTTGGAAGTTTATTAAAAGGTGGACTTTCAAAAGGATTAGGTAAATTTGCGGGAGAAAAAACACTAGGTAAGACTCTTGGAGTCATGGCTGGTGGAACTGTACTAGGTGGAGTCTTAGGTTCTATGTCTCCTGAAGAACAAGAAGAAGTATCATCAGGTAGAAATGTTAGCGCATTAAGAAGTAAGCTTACAACAGCTTATCAAAATTTAGGATATGATGAATCTGAAATACCTACACTTGTAGATAATGATTTATCTGAATACACATCAGGAGCTGGTGGATATGCTGAAGGTGGTAGAATAGGTTATAATAAAGGCACTCGTAAATTTAAATTAAGTGATTTTGCAATAGATACAGATCTTTTTAATATGTCTGGAATAAAAAGATATTATTTAAAAGACATGTCTGATGATGGAGAAACTTATGATGCAGACAAAGTAAGAGATATGATTTATGGTGGTCAATACGCATCGGGTGGTAGAGTAAATTATGCTATGGGAACCGATCAAATCGTGAATCAGGCATCAGGCATCATGGGTCTACCTCAAAGAACTAATAAAGCAGGCGTAAAAGAGCTAGATCTTAGAGAAAGTGGTGGATTTATTCCTCCAGTTGGTGTAAAAGAGAAGGCAGATGACATCCCTGCGATGTTGTCAAACAATGAATTCGTATTCACTGCCGATGCTGTAAGAGGCATGGGTGATGGTAATGTCAATAAAGGTGCACAACGTATGTATGACATGATGAAAAAATTAGAAAAAGGCGGAAGAGTATAATGGCTGAAACAATTACACAAATAACACAACCACCTGAGTTTATAGAAGCAGCTGCAAAACCATATATTACAGAATTACAACAAGCTGTAGGTGATTTTAAAGGTGCAGATTTATCAAAAGTTTATGGTCCACAATTTGTAGCTGGACAAGATCCTTTACAAACTGCAGCAATAGGTGTTGCAACAGGTGCTCAAGGTCTAGGATCATACGCTCCATTCTTACAAACAGCAGCGACACAAGCAGGTCAAGCAGGTCAATTTGTTGGACCTCAAGCTTACCAACAATTTATGTCACCTTATCAACAAGATGTAATTGATGCATCTTTACAAGAATTTGATATTCAAGCACAAAAAGGTTTAGGTTCAATTGCACAAAGTGCAATTCAATCAGGTGCATTTGGTGGTGGACGTGAAGGTGTTGCAAGAGCAGAATATATGTCAGCATCAGATAGAAACAGAGCAGCATTACAAGCACAATTATTACAACAAGGTTTTGGCCAAGCGCAACAAGCAGCGGGTCAAGCTTTTGGTCAACAACAAGCTTTAGCACAACAGCAACAAGCTTTAGCTGGATTATCTCCACAGTTAGCTGGACAACAAGTTGCAGGCTTAACTAGTCTAGGTGGTGGATTGCAAGCACAAAGACAAGCAGAATTAGGAGCACAACAACAATTAGCTCAACAACAATTACAACAACCAATTACAGCAGCACAAACTTTAGGTTCAGGTATTACGAGTTTAATTGCTGGATATCCTGGATCACAGTTTCAACAAACATCCCCATCAGCTAGCCCACTTCAATCTGCATTAGGTTTAGGTGCAACACTAGCTGGAATATATAGAGCGTTTTAATGAGTAGAATATTTAGAAGACCCATGTTTAGAAAAGGTGGTGGTGCTAATATGAATGGCATCATGTCTGGTATTGAAGATAGACAAAACTTTCAAGAAGGTATGTCTGCTAGACAGAGACTTGAAAAAGTTGCAGAACAGTATCCAAGTCAAGCAGTAGATCCCCTGGGTCAATTTTTAATTGAAGGTGGTTTAAATTTAATGTCACAAACTGGTGGTGGAGGATTATTGGGTAACATAGGTA